TAGGGTTTTTACCTACTTTCCACCCGTTGCTTGTATAGTAATTTACAAACTTTTCAGCTTCAATCTTAGCTAAATCTAAACTAATTTTATTAGCCATATATTCAAAAGCTTGTTCAAAACTACATTTACTTTTATTAGTATTAATATCTTTATTTATATTTTCATTTACATTTTCCATATGGGAGTCCATATGGTGTTGCATATGCGTTTCATATGGGGGTTCATATGAGGGTTTGTCTTTAGGTTTCATATTGTTTCGCCTTGACTCAGTAAAGGTTTTACGCTTTTCTTTTTCAACATCAAGCCTGACATTGTACCATAAACCTTCGTTATCCTGAATAAACTTGCATTTAACTTGCTCCCACAAGTGTCCTATCGTATGTTGTATCATATGAGTGTTCATATGACCACGATTAAACTGAAGCATAAGCAAGTCCATATATGCTCCTTTCTCTTCAAATGTCATTCCCATAGTGCCACTTACATAGTCACCGGGATAAAATAAAAACGCTGGGTCTTTTGCCATAAAAAAAATAAACCCCGATAGCTGCGAACTACCAGGGTTATTATTATTTAACCACTAAACACATAGGCGGTTCGCAGTTCGTCTATGTGTCTTTTTGCAAATATAAACTAATTTTCGGTAATTTCAATTTTTTGGCAAATTCTTTTTAATTTGTCCTTAAACCAATCTTCCGTGTCAATTAGGTTGTTTGCTTGTTTGATATTGTGAATTGCGGTGGTATGGTCTTTAGTGCCGGTGTATGCGCTTATCTCTTTGAGGTTCAATTTAGTATACCTTCTCAGTAAGTAAGCAGCAGCCTTGCGCCCAAATGTAGTTCTTAATGATCTATCCCTTCTTGATATATCGCATTCAAATACCTCTTCAACTAATTTAACGATGCTTCTCGCACCTATATCCGCACCTAAAGGCTCGTTGTCTTCTAATCCTAACAACCCTAACTGCGACATCATTTCGTGCAATTTAACGTGGGTATTACGTTGAGCATAATAAAGCTCCTTTAGTTGTCTTATTGAAACATCTCTATTTTTAGTTAGCATAATTAAAACGGCAATCCTTCCGTATCTTCTTTAGGTTTGAAATCATTTACATAAATCTTGTAATCTGGTTGCTTATCCTCTGTCTTGTAAGCGTTTACCCACATTGAATATTTAACATCATTAATTGTGAAATTAATTACTTCTCCTTTAGTGGTTTGCTTTTTCCAACCGCCAGTACTCCATTTTTTTTGTTCCATTTTTTACTTTTTTATTAGTGAATATTTACTTACAAATTTAGGTTGTTTCTTATTACCTACGTTAATTAAGTCGGACTGTATCTTATATCCTTTACGTTTTAATTCAAAGATAACTGCCGATAATCTCAGGCTATTAAATTTCGTTAGAGCCTGGATTGGTGTCAATGTTTTGCCCGAAAGCAAGTGGTTCAAGATTTGTTGTTTCTGTGTCATTGTTATTGATTGGGTTAAAAAAAACAGGTTTGTCTAATTTGTTTTCATACTTTTTGATAAAGGCTAATAAGTCCTCGTATGCCTCTTCGTTATACCAAGCGTAGTGGTATACTTCCGCCAGGAGCATCTGCCTTTCAAATGGTAGCAACTCTCTCATTATCTATTCTTTATTGTTTCTTTGATCTTGTTAAATTCGTCTAAGGTTTTAATGGCATTGATTTTCAAAGCAGCCTTAACCTTTTGGTCTTGGGTAAACTTTGTCTTATCAAGTGCTTCAATTAAGAACGCCTTTTGCCCTTCGCTTACTTCGTCTTTATGCTCATTAGTAGCATCTGCATCTTTAGTATCGTCTATGGCAAACAGTCCGTTAAGTGCGTACTTCCTGGCATAGCTACTTGCTGCTCCGGTAATTTGTGAAGCGTCCATTCCTTTTTTGTTTTCCTCTTCACGAGCAAGACCTGTGCAGGTAATGTTGTCCTCTCCGTTATTTAGACAAGCAGTAGCTTTTACATAAACTCTACCGCCTACTTCTATTACCTCGTCGCTTAACATTAAAGCATAGCCGTACTTATGGCAGATAGGTTTTGCAGCTTCGATTATATCTTCTGCACTTCGATACTTGTATTTAGCAAAAGCGTTAAATTGGTTTTTAGGTGCTTTTAATTCCTGTTGTATTTTTATTAGGCTCATAATTAATAGTTTAAAGTTAAGACAATTCTTACGTTTCCTTTTCTACAAAGAAACCAATTATTTTCTTTATCATAATCAAAATCATACCCTAATACATTTAGATCATTCATTAAGGAACTTGTTACCCACCCTTGTAGTATTATGTCGCAAGATTGAACTTGTATACAATAAAATTTGTTTAAATCTATACCTAAGTTTAATAAGTTTTGTATTTGATTATCCATTGTTATTTGTTTTGAGTGTCTATTGAATAGTGTTCTAAAATTTCGATAATAGGTTCTTGTCTTTTCTTTAGGCTTAAAAAGTACTCGTAAGCCTGAGAATATTCCAAGTACATACTTGCGCTATCGTATTTGTTATCTACTAAAGTGTAGTAGAAAATTGTTCCGTCTGGCTTAGTTTCTTTTAAAAATTCAATCTTCATATAATTCGTTTTTTAAAAGTTCAAGTTCTGCATTGTTTTCAACCCAACGAGTGAAGGTGTAATCATCATCTTCGTAATCGTAGTTTTTAGGCAGTAATTTTGGATCATACGGGTTTTGTGTACTGCTCCCGTCTTGCAGTAAGATAGTGCCAAATCTCTCGAATTGGAACTTCTGGTAGTTGGTTAAATGTGTCATTTGTGTTTTGTTTCAACAAAAATACTACAATTAACAATACAAAGTGCAAAACTTTAAAATTTATTTTTGTAACCTTGTTGCAAATAATGGGTTTTACATAGGACAAAAACACGAGTTAATGTGCATTTTATCGCACATTATGTAAAGAAAAGGTATCTAATTATGTAAAATTCCGACATTAAGCGCATCATATTGCACTTTAGATTGTGCAGTTTATTACCAATTATGTACGCCAGAACGTACAAAGTCGGAAGTAAAATGCAGCCAAAAGTAGTAGTTTTACTACCTTTTATAGTAACTTTTGAAAGTAAAGTTTGTCAGAACCCCCGTATGAATACTCCGGTAGGTATAACCTAAACCCACACGAAATAAGGTTATTAGCTGAAGGGAAGTTGTCTAAGGTAGTGTAAGTAATAGCTATGTGGCAAAAAGTAGATGCAGCCTTTAACCTGGTCTTAATCATTCGTCTTTGTATGCCTTGCCCTCTATGTGATTTTTTAACCCACGCCCTGTTAAAAATGCAAATGCCTTTGGAATAAATTGATCCGCAATAAGCAACTATTTCGCCTTCGTCAAGCATAACCCACCACTCCCGGTTAAACTGGAACTCGTCAGCGCAACCCTTAAAGTTAGGATTGGTGTAATCTAATTCCCTTAGCTGCTCGTAGGTTTCTCGGTCTAAAATATTGCCGAAGCTAAATATCTTTTTGAGGCGCATTGTGTATCTGTTCAAGTTTGGTTAAATATAAAATCGCATCTTGTAGTTCCTGCTTCAAATGTGTTATCCATTCGCCTGTCGATAAATCTTCCCTGTCCATTGTGCAGTTGTACTTCTTTTTACCTACTTGCTCACGGCTGCGCATATCTTCAATTACTAAGCTAAGTATTTTACTGTCCATTTATTTGTCGGTTTTGCTATGTATCTTAAAACAAGTTTTGCACTTATATAATATCTTCTTTACTCCTGTTGCAGTTGTTCGTCTCATTTGTATAACTAAGTCATCGCTTCCACATTCAGGGCAAGAGCCTCGGTCTTGACCGAATATAACACCGTAATGTGTTTTAGGTTCTATGTGGTTTTTAAGTGCGTTAAATACCTGCTCTAATAACACCACATCTTTTTGGCAGTACTTAATCATTTTAGCCATAGCTACTTTGTCCTTATGCAGAACGATGTCCTTCCATAAGCTATACTCGGTTTTAATCTTAGTGCCAATGCCTAAATAGTCAGCTATGTAATTAAGCTTGTTGCTATTAAATCTAAACTTACTCCTGGCTATTTTTAGTGTGTCAATAGTTGTATAAGAAGGAAACATATCTATTCCGTGATATAAGCATCTTGTTCTAACCCACGGCAAATCGAATTTATCTCCGTTATGTCCTATAAGTTCCGAAGCAGTATTGGCTACTTCTACAAACTTTTGAAGCATCTTTTTATCGCATTGCTTACTATCCCATTCCAAATGATAAACTTCTTTTTCGTCTTCCCACTTATAGCAGATACAAATTACTGCACGTTCTTTGATTATGCTTTCTGGACCGATATTAAGTTTGTAACCGGAACTCCAAAAGAAGCCGATATTTGCCGAAACTTCAATATCGAAAAAGAGGCGTTTGCGTTTTGATTTTAGCATTATTTATTTTTTGCTGAATTTATCTATTGTGGTGTAACCCATAGCAAATAGCGTAAGATACAAGACGGCATCTACCAACTTATCGCTTGGGTTAATTTTTAAGATTATATTTAAGAACAAAGAAATAAAAAGACAAACGCTGCCAAGCATAGCCACTACTCTTTTATGGCTAATACTGTTGCTTTCGTCCGATAATAAATTAACTAATATAGTTCTAAAGTTGCTCATATAGTTTAGCCTCAGCCTCTCTACGCCTCACTAACCCTTTAAGCACCACACCATTTGCCCTCGTCCATTTTTTAAATTCAGCAGTAATAGACGGGTCTTTAGGGTCAGCATTTACCTTCTTTAGTAAAGTGCTTTTCTTTAAGTTGCCCGTACCTACATTAAAAGTAAACGAAACTAATGCAGCAAAATTGTTCTCCGTTACATTTGATTTTACAAGCGCATCTGTCATTCTCGCAAAATCGTCAATGATTGTGTCAAATAAATCATTCGCTCTTTGCTGAGTAATCACATCGCCTTCCTTTACTTTGCTTCCGTCTTCGTAAAAAGTATTGCCATAGCCGATAGTCCATACACCTGCCGGGCATTTGTACGCTTTTAACTTGCACCCTTCGAAGTGCTTTATTAAGTCCCTACCTGCTTTGTTTACTTCCATAACTTATTCCAATATGCTAAAATTAATATAATCGCTATTATAAGCCCTATTAGAGCCTTCCAAAAGTTATTCTGTGTACTTACCTTATTTTTATCTACAATCGAAATTTGAGCCGTTTCTGTGCGATTTAACGCTATTGTGTCTTTTTTAATAAGGCTATTGTTATTCTCCTTTTCTCGTGTCTCGTATATCCACTTAGTTACGATTTTGGGAACTACTATAATACTATCCTTTGCTATTCGGATTGTGTCATAGATAGTAACCTCTTTTGTAAATACTTGCTCCTTCTCTATAATCTTGGTAACGCTATCATAAAAAACAAGATGCACGGAGTCAATCTTAGTTGTCCCCGTGCTATCATATCTTTTTTCGAACTTCTTAACTGAAGCGCAAGATGTAAGCAGTAAAGCTAAAAGTATTATTCTCATTTAAGTTTCTTAGTCATTTTCCAATAGTAACGGATAGCCATACCACCAGAAACAATAGCCACCAAACTCGCCAACAATGTGAATAGTGGTTGAATATTTGTAATGCTAATAGTAGCACTAACTAAAGAAACGATTGTTGATTGGTCTGCTTGGTGGTTATTTCCCATTATAGTTCTTCTTCTTCTTGTTTGTTAAATTCTACGCCAGTTACCCAATCTTGTAAGAATGTAAAGTCCTCAAGGTTTGCTGGGTTCACTACGTTAATTATTTGAAAATCAAATTCTTTATCATTTAAAGCCTCAATGTCTTTAGTAAGTTTCTTGATGCCTTCTTTAGAGTAGCGATAATTTCCCTTCTCGTCTAATAGTAAGCAGTCCTTTTCGTCGGTTTGTGCTGCATCTAAACGCAAGGTTTCTACTTCAGCTTGATAATCTTCGTGATGCTTCTTAACTCGTTCATATATTTTAACAAGTTTTTTTTGCGTCTTTGTTTCAGAATTACCGATAACCGAATTAAGGTTTGCTACTAATTGTAATAGGTCTTTGTTTTTCATACGTTGTTTTTTATTTGTAAAGATATATTAAGGATTTTGAAACGGCAAAGGCAAAGATATAACCTTAGGATTGATTTGATCTGCAATCTGGCTATCTAAGTTCTCATCTAAAGATACTTGGTCAAGACCTGCTTCTAACCAACCGCATACCATTTCATAAGTAACTTGGTCATAAGGTACGAAGTCAGCAGGGTCAGGAGACGGAACGCTTAACGTACCATAAACTTCTGCAAAGTATGTCTTATCGTTTTCTACTTGCTCTGCTTGGTATCTCCAATGTATTACGCAGATAACGTCTGTTAAACCTTCTGCATCAGTTGGGTAACTGTCTAAAGAACTAACTACCCATTTGTAAGTTGTCATATTATTTTATTTTATTGTTTAATTCTTGAATTGCTTTAATAAGTACAGGAACGATTTTGCTATAATCTACGCCCTGCATTTGCTCTCCGTCTTTTACTCCTGTTACTGCATAGTTAATTACTGATTGTAACTCGTGAGCAATAACACCATAAGAACGGCTTTTGTCTACTTTCCATTCGTAATCGTATGCTTTTAACTTACTTACTAAATCAAGTCCGCTAAAATCTTTATAGTCAGTTTTAAGTCGGTAGTCCGAAGTAGTGTTATATGATGTTCCAGTTGTTGTAACAGATATGTCTCCGACCTCAGATGTTTGTCTAAAAAATACTAAACTTTTACCATTTGCAGATAATCTATTCAAATGTAAAACTTCTCCTGCTCTTGTTATTTGAACTAAGCCAATAGCATCGCCTCTAAATTGGAAGCCTTCGGTTGCTAAATCTTGTGCAGTTTTTCCCATTAGCACATTCCCCCCACTTGTTATGCGCATACGTTCGGTAGACGAACCTGTCCTAAATATTTGGCTACCCGATGCTGACTCAATAGTATAATATAAATCACCGTTTACACTTGTAATTTGACCATAAGGACCGTCTAATCTTAATTGAGATTCAACACTACCTGTAATTCGCATTTTTACAATGCCACTTCCATTTATGTGTAAAAGGTCGAGAGGCGATGTAGTACCTATACCTACGTTACCGCCACTTGTTATGCGCATACGTTCGGTAGCATTAGTAGAAAAATACATAGGAGCATCTCCATCTGAATATATAGCTGCTCCTGTTGAGTCTTGACCTAAGTATAAATTTCTTGAAAGACCTATTAATTGAATATATCCCGTAGAAGCTCCTTTATTAATAGTTAATATTTGTCCGGGACTTGCAGTACCTATACCTACGTTACCGTCCCTAGTCAAAGACATCACATCTGATTGTGTGCCGAAATAGTTTCTTCTAAAAGTAAGTGCGTCTAATGCCCCACCAATGTACATATGATAACCATTTCTCTCTCCACCTCTTTCTAAATAAATACCATTTGTATATGATGTACTTGATTGTTTAATTGTAAGTGTTGCAGCATCTCCACTATTAGCAATAGAACCATTCAAAGCTAAACTTGCTGCCGTTACACTACTTGAGAATGTAGCTGCTCCTGTAGAGGCTATTGTAAGTCGTGTAGTGTTGTTCGTTGCAAATAACATATCTACGTTTCTCGGCTCCCATACTGCACTATCGGTAGTACTACTAATAAGCCTTATAGCAGAAGTTCCATTTGCCATTGTAACAAAAGAAGCACCACTTGAACCATTTACAGATAATGTTTTATATCCGCTGAAGGTTACAGGACTTGTTGTTCCCACCATTAAATTCCCACTCGCATCTAACGTCATAGCTTGGGTAAAGGATATAGCGTTACCTGCCGTTCCTGAAGGAGCTTGATACCATTCGTGCCTTCCTGAAGTTTGTTGGTATCTTGAAGCAAAACCATTATTTACATATCTAAATACTCCGTTCCAAAAAGAATTTTGGTTTACTTCAAAAAAGTTATTATCTGTATAACTTGAAACAGAACCACCACCAAATTGTAATACTTTGTAATCAACCCACGCACTCGGTGTAACTCCTAATGCTAAATTGCCACCACTTGTTAATGTTAAACGAGTAGCAAAAGCAGAGTCAAATATTTTAAAGCCAACATTGTCAGCACCTAAATACATTAGACCTGTACTTGTACTTGTCCTTTCTAATTTTAATTGAGCCGAACCTTCTGCTACTATTAACGAATGGAAATCATTACCACTTGCACTAAATCTACCTGCAACACTTATAGTGCCACTGCTTTCACTAACAATACTATTACCTATTGTACTTGCACCTGTAAACTTAGGTAGGTAGTTAGTAGTACCTGTACCCGTTACTGGATTGGTTAAAGCGTTTTGCTTGTTGTTAAACGTAGTCCAATC